CAGCCGTTCTGCTGTGGTGCCGACCCAGTGCAGGCCCGTGTAACGTGCATCGGATGATACGGGCCCTTGTTTCTGCAATCTTTTCCACAGGATCATGCGGCTGGAGGCGCTGAGCTCCAACAGCCAGCCGCCGCCATGTGGCCGGGCTTCGCCGCCGTTCTGCACCAGCCCGTCGAACAATGTCGTCGCCGTGCTTGACTTGTCGGAAGGGTTGCCGGGCGTGTACGCCTGGTGCAACACTGCCAAGCGCATGCGCTGCGCCGACCATGCGCCCATATCCGGGCGGAGCATGCCCCATGTGGGCTGTTCTGAGATCTGCACGAGCACGCGCGCGCCGGCCAGCGTGAGCGCGCGGCCGGTGAGCCAACCGGTTGCATCGCGCAGCCGGAAGGTCATCACGGACGGGTCGGGCTGCTGGTCGATGCCGTCGGTGCCCCACTGGATGCTGAAGCCGTCCAACGCGGCCACGTCGTTGTCGTGGTCGTTGACGGCAACCCAGCCGTCGCCCCAGTCAAGGAACATGAAACACTGCTGCGCCATCAGTTGCCTCGCTTCCGGTCGTAGTCGCGGAGAATCTTCCTGATTTCGCGTGCCACGCCCTCACGGTCCACCGGCGCGTTGAACGTGACGTTCACGACGGTGCCGCCCATGCCGGCGCCGCCGTTCACACCGGCGTCCAGGCTCAGGCCGCCCATGCGCCCATTGATCCGCGAGATGGTGCGCCGAACGTCCGCGTCGAAACCGCTGCGCAAACCGCGCGCAAATCCCTGCATGATGAGACGGCCGTTATTCACGAGCATTACCGCGTCGTATTCCGGCGGGCCCTTGTGCTCCTTGATCCAGTCGCCGATACCGCTGATCCAGCCGGTCACGCTGTTCCACATGCTCTTCAGGCCGTCAAGGAAACCGCTGATGATGGACGCACCGGCGTTATACAACAGGTTGCCCACGTTGCCTATCGCGCCGGTGATACGTCCCGGCAATCCCCTGAACCAGTCCACGACGGCGTTCCACTTGTCGGTCGCGAACTGTGCGGCCGACTGGAAGAAACCGCCTATCTTGCCCGGCAACGCCTGGAAGAATCCCACGATGCCGTCCACGCACGAGCCGAGAAACGCGGTGAACCGGCTCCACAACTGGCGGCCCGTCTCGGTCTGCGTGAAGAACCAGACGAGCGCGGCGACCAGCGCGCCTATCGCGGTGACGACGATCATGATCGGGTTCGCGTTCATGGCGACGTTCAAAGCCCATTGCGCGATCTCGGCGGCCGTTGTTGCGAAGCTGAAGCCCTGTAACGCGGACGTCACGGCGCTTACCACACTGGCGACCTTGAACGCGGCGAAACCGCCACCGATGGCGACTAGCGCGCCCGCGATGGGTTCCGCGTTCGCGCTCACCCAGTCGCCGAACTCGGTAAGCTTGTCCGCCACCATCTTCACCACGCCGGCCGCGCCGTTGAACGCGTCGCCCACGCTCGTGCCGATGCCTCCCGCGTCGTTCAATCCCTGCAATCCGGGCGCTATCTCCGTGGCGATATTCGCGAACGCCTGACCCAACGCGGACAACGCGGAGCCCACGGCGTTCATCATGTCCTTTGCGGTCTGGAACGCTCCCGTGTCCTGCAACGCCGTGGCGAACGCCTGTATGTTGTTGGTCGCGGTGGTGGCGAACGATCCGACCGCTTCGGCCGCGCCGCCGATGGCGTCGGTGACGGCCGGCTTTATGAGGTTGAACGCGTCCGTGAGCCCGCCGGTGACGGCGGCCTCAAGATTGCCCAACGCGCCTTCCATGGTCTGCGTCGATGTGGCGGCCTCTTTCGCCACGTCGGTCATGCCCAGGTCCATGATGGCCTTGTTGAACTCGTCGGCCGTGATCTCGCCTTTTTCCATGGCCTCGCGGAAATTGCCCGTGTACGCTCCCGCGTTCAACATGGCTTCCTGGAGCTTGCCGGCCGCGCCGGGGATGGCGTCGGTCAGCTGGTTCCAGTTCTCCGTCGTGAGCTTGCCCGCGCCTGCGGTCTGCGTCATTACCATGGCAACCGATTTGAACGTGTCGGCGTTTCCGCCGGCGACGGCGTTCAGGTTGCCCGCTGCCTCGGTCAATCCGACGTAATCCTGGATGCCGTTGGCCGCGAGCTGCGCCGTGGTGTTCTGCACGGTGGTGAGGTCGTACACGGTCTTGTCGGCGTAGTCGCGTGTGGCCTTCGTCGCGGCCTCCACGGCTCCCGTGTCGAAGCCCGCGAAATTCATTGTGCTTTTGAACTTGTCCGTGGAATCGGACATGTCCATGACGGCGCCGGTGAAGCCCTTGAGCGTGTCCCACAAGGCGGAAACGCCCTTGAGCGCGGCACCGCCCATGAACGTGCCGAACGCCGACGCTTTCGCCGTGACCTTGGAGAGCGCTTTAACGGCGTCGTCGCTGTTGCCCGTGATCCGCACGGACATGATGGCGCTTTTACCCATATCGGCCTAATCCTCCATTCGGTCCATCTCGTCTTGCAGCAGTCTTAAACCGGTGCCCCAGTCCAGTTCGTCGGCCTCGTGCCGCCATGCCCACGGCGTGCCGCCGAAGCGTGCCGCGAGCATGAACGACAGGATCCCTAACGAATCGTCGGGCCACTCGGCTAGTTCGTAGGGTTTTCCGGCGTCTCCACGTCGATGTCGTCCACGAGGTCAAGCCATTGTTCGTAAGGCGTGGTGGTGTTGCCGGCGTAGCGCTGCGCGAGATACGCCATGTAGTACGACTGGCGAATCTTGCTTGCTTCGCCCGGCTCCCATCCCTCTTTCTGCGCGTGTTCCTCGGCGGACGTGATGACGCGCGGCGTCAACGGTGCTTCGTCCACATGGCCGTCGGTGTAGGTGACTTTCGCGGTGCTTCGCATGGTTCATGCTCCTTTGATCTGGTTCATGGTCTTCTTCACGAACTGTTCGTATTCCTTCGCCCACTGGCCTTCGGTCGAGGCCACGGCGTCGTTAACGAACGTTCTCGGTTTGATGTGCCGTGCGGGCCAGCCGTAATTGATCGGTCCCGCATATGGCACGGTCTTGCGGCCGGCGCGGATGATACCGGCCTTCTGGGTCGCGCCCACGCGTATCGATCCGGCGAGTTTGCCGGTCCTTCCGCGTGGCGCGCGGGCCACCGCCTCGGGTTTGGCGATGTCGGCGGCCCGCCGGTTGACCTCCTTCAGCTCCTTCATGTCGGCGCCGGCCTTGCGCATGGTCTGTACGAAACGCTTCTGACCGACGACGTACAGGGCCTTGTCGGCCATGTCAGGCGCTCGTCGGCGTGTACGCCGACGCCTTCACGTCGGTGGCGGAAAACTCAAAATCCTTCTTGTTCTTCGTCTTCACGTCACCGCCGAACGCGATGGGCGCGATGACCACGCGCATGTCCAGCTGGAGCTTGCCGGCAGTGTTCGGCACGAACTTCGCAGCCTTCGTCTCGCCCGCGTGATTCAGGCAATACACCTGCGCGCCGTTCATGCTGTAGTCCTCGGCGATGCTCCCCGACAGCTTCCACGACGTCGTGAGCGCGCCGCCCTCCTCGTGGCCGTCCAGGTACGTGTCGGGGTCCTCGCTCGAATTGTCCGGCGACAGTTCCACGCTCGTGCAATCGACGTCCAGCTTGTACTGGTCGTCTGAGGAGCCGATGACCAGGCTTCCCGGTCCCAGGGTACGAATCTTGTCCGCCATGATGGTTGTTCCTTTCGTTAGATTTCATTGAGTGTGATCTGGTAGGCCGCGAGCGTCGCGTCTCCACGCGTGAAGCCGACGGGCTCGGCCGATGTGACAGGCAGCGCGGACGCCACGAGCCGGTCCATCGCGGCCAGTAGCAGCGGCAGCGCGGACGCCTGCGCCCAGGGACTGCCGGCGACGAGCACGAGCCGCACCGATAGTTCGTTTTCCGCGCCCGCGTAGGGCCATGCCACTTCGGGGGGTTTGACCCATACGCAGACCTTGCCGCGTGGCGGCTTCACCTCGGTCTCGTCGATGGTGACGTGTTCCACGAGGTCGCCGCACGCGCCGGCCACCTGTTCCATGAGCGCGTCGATCTTGCCGGTGATGGTGTTTGTCATGCGATCCCCATTCCCGCGAGCACGCCGGCGGCGCGGAGCTTCGGCCAGGCGGCGCGCAACGGGTCGGCGGAGACGCGGAACGGTTCGATGGCGTCGCTGTCCACGTTCATCACGCCGTTGCGCGCGTCCTTCTGGTTGAACAGGTCGGCGGCGACCGCCAGCACGCAATCCGACTGGATCAGGTCGGGCACCGTGTCCCACGTCTCGCCCAGGTTCGCCGACAAGTAGGCGCGAGCCGTTTTCAGGCAACCGTCGGCGCGTTTCTCGTCCTCGCTGCCGATGACGTTCATCATCGCGAGGAAATCCGCATGCAAGGCGTCTTCTTCCATACGCTCTCCTATCCGTCGGTCTCGGACGTTCCGTCTGAAATGGCGGTCAGCACAGGCATGATGTCCGCGTCAACGGTGCTGCCGTTGCGGGTAATGACACCGCAGCTGTAGGTGCCGGCCGTGGTTATCGTGAACGGTTCGGTTGAGATTGTGTTGTAGTTCTTGCCGTCAACGGTGATCTGCACATACAGGTTCTGTCTATCGGTGCCGACGCTGCCGGCCAGGCTGTATCTTCCGGGCTGCAACGTGACTTCGCTGCCGACGCCGCCCCATGCGGTGCAGGTGCCGACGGCGTGAATGACGCCTTCCGACTTGTATGTGTAGGCCACGCCGTTACGAGCGGCCGGCAGTTTCGGCAATGGATAGAGGTTCAAGTCAGTTCCCCCCCTCGAGGCCTGTGTTGTCCGGGCGCGTCCAGTCGGTGGCCGTGGCGCCGAGCTCGAGCTGTGCTCGCAGATCGCCGTCGATCGGATTGGTGGTCGATGCCGCGATGCGCAGTTCAAGAGTGACCGTGTCCTCCGGGATGACGCTCGGTTTGTCGGTTTCGAGTGTGGCCAGCAGGCTCAGGTTGGTGCCACGTGCCTGCAAGTACGAGTACGTGCCGGCAGGGAATTGCGCGACCGAATAGATGACCGTCTGGCCCTTTGCTGTGTCCGGGCACTCCCACCGCCACCGAAGGCCCTTGTTGGCTGTCGGCGCGTCACCGGCCAGGTGCAGGCTGCCGTCCTCGTTCACAGTCGCCGTCAGTCCCGATCCGGAGGCCGGGCCGTAGGCGAGCAGGTTACGCGACGCTACCGGCGGGGGAGGGGTCACGCTTTTGGGGCCAGCGGCATGATTCCCCCCTCGAACACGGTCGCGAACGCGGCGTAGCCGTACACGCTGTAATTGGAAAGCAGTTTGGTGGTGTCGTCCTGCTGGAGCTGGAACGGGCCGCCGGCCTCCCACATCTGCAACGCGGTCGGGTCGATGAACGCGGCCGTGTTCGCGGCGGCACCCGGCACCATCTGCACGGGGACCGACAGCATGCGGCCGGTCACGCCGGTGAGGCTCATGCTGCCGAGCTTGTCCACGCCCTCGCCGGACACGTCCATGAGCGCGTCGCCGCTGCGCGTGATCTTCGCCATGGCGTCGAACACGTCCTTGCTGACAGCGAGCGTGCCCAGCTGGGCGCCGCGAGCGTCGGCGGCCTCGGCCGCGTTGATGATGACGGTAATCCACTGGTCTGCGGTGAGCGTGCTCACGGCGGCCGGCGTGTCCAGCTTGTTCGCCGTCGCGGCGGTGATGGCTGCGGTGAGCTTGGCGCGTGCCGCCGATTCCACGGCGTTGCTGTACGCGATGGTGAGCGCGCGAAGCGCGGTGTCCAAGGCGGGCGTGTTGCTGCGTTCGATGACCTGGCGTGACAGCTGTGCGTAGCCGCCGTAGGTGGCGACGGCAGCGGTCGCGCTGGTCAGTGTGATCTTGCCCGTTGCCAGCGTCGTGCCTTCCGTGGCCTGCTGCGTGACCTTGAGCGTGTTCGATCCGAGCTTGAGATATTCCAGCGTCATGCCGGTGGCAGGCAATGCCGCATGCTGGAACAGGGTCGCCACGCTGCGGCGCGACTGGATGAGTCGAATCTGGTCGGCGACCCACGTGTTCGTGTTGTGCACGTCGGTGCTGGAGATGAGGTCACGGGCCTCGCGCATGAACTCATACGCGGTGTCTTCGCCGGCCGCGAGCGATTTGGCGTATTCGCCGGCCGAACGGTACTGGCCGCCGATGATGTGCGGCGGTTCGGGCTGCTGCCGGTCGATGGTGTCGGCGAGAGAGCGAATCTGCATTTCGAGCTGGTCGAAACGCGATTCCTGGGTGGGTTCGTTTTCCACTGTTTTCTCCTTGGTTTCGTTGGTTTCCTGGTTGACGTGTTCCTGGTCGCGCTGGCCGGTGATGGCGGCGCCCGTATAGGCGGGGATTCCGGTGACGGCTACCTCCAGCAATCGGACCGCGCGGCGCACGTACACGGTCGTATCGCCTTCCACGCGCTTGTCCGTTGTCACCGGCTGGAATCCCACGGAGAACGAATCGACCACGCCGTCACGGATCAGCTGCACCGCGTCGCGCCCTTCGGCGGTGTCGCTGATGGCTGCGGTGATGTGCAGGCCGTCGGCTTCCCTGGTGGCGTTCGTGATCTTGCCGATGAGACGGCCGTGGTCACGGCTGAGCTTCGTGCGTGTGGTGTCGCCGAAATCGCAGTCCGGCGCGAACTCCTCGGCGGTGCCCGGCCATAGGCCGATGCGCTGGCCGAACGGCACGGCTATGCCCTCGATGCTGGTGCCGTCGCCTTCCGTCTCGCGTAGCTCGATGCCTCTCATGGTGATGGTGCGTTTCTCGGTGCTCATAATGCGACCTCCTGCGGTGCTGTCTGGTTGATGGGCGCCCATCCTTCCTTCGCGCGCGCCTCGTTCACGGTCAGGAAACCGGCGGCGATGGCGGTCTGGTAGGCGGAATAGCGCGTGTTCGTGTCGGAACGGTGCAGGGAATCCCAATCGGGTTCGACCCATTGGCCTTCGGGCAGCAGCGATGACAGGGCCTCGCATATCTCGTCGGCGTAGGCGCTCAGCGTGTATTCGGCGAACGTGAGCCATTCCTGTTCGATGTTCGAGTAGGTCAGCGTCGTGCCTTCCACCTTCGCGAGCATGAGCGACGCGGGGATTCCCAATAGGCGGGCTATCTGCGTGGTGTTGAACTGCTGGGATTCGATGAATTGGAGGTCTTCGGGGCTCAATGCCAACGGCGTGTAGTCCAGGCCCTTGCCGAGCACTCGAACGCCGCCGGCGCCGCCCTTGGCCCAGCGTTCCGAAGCCGTCTGCGCGTCCTGGTCGCTCAGTATCTGGTCGCTTTTCAGGATTCCGGCGGGCCGTGCCGTGTTGTCCAGCCAGTTCGCCGCGTAGGCGCGCGTGTCCTGAGCGCCCTCGATCTCCTCGCGCGCCGCGCTGATGGGCCCCATGCCGCGAAGGCGTCCGGCGACGTTCAGCAGCTTCAGATGCACGATGCGGTCGGCGCCGTAGTCCACGCCGCGATACGAGTAGCGCAGGCGCGGGTTCGCGGGGTCCATGTTCAAATCGGTGACGGTGACGAGCTGCGGCGGCAGGCTGCGCACGCCGACGAGCACGCCGGAGATTTCCACCTTGAGCAGGAAAGCGTTGCCGTTCAACGCGAGGGCTGAAACGAGGTCGCCGAACAGGTCGCGGCGGCTGCGGTTCAAATCGGGACGGGTGATGAGCGTGCTCGGCCTCATGCGCGAGCCGTCCGGCGCGTACTGGATCACCGGGAGCTTGCTCACGGCGGTCTCGATGATCTGCACGCCGCGAAACACGGTGGACAACGCCAATGGATCATGCGAGGCTTCCGGGCGTGCAGGCAGCACGGGCGCTTCGGAATCCCCGTCATCGGCCGTGGCCTGCGCGGCGCGCAACATCAACGCGGCGGTGCTGGAGATGCGTGACAGAAGACTCATGCGGCCGATTCAACGCCACACATGCCGGACCACGCAAAAAAACCATCAACAAACATCTAAAAACGTCTAAGAACATCTAAAAACGTCTAAACGAAAATCTGCAAAGGCGCGGCCGGTTGAGCGTGCAGCGACGCGGTGACGGCGAGCTGCGCGGCCTCAAGCGCGTTTATGGCCTGTTCGCTGTTGCGCCTGGATAAGACCCAGCTGTCGGCGACCCACCGGCGCACCGCGACGGCGGCAGCGTCGTCCAGCGCCGGATCAGGCACGTGCAACACCTGGCGTTGCATGAGCCGGTCAAGCATGAGCACGCCGGCCGCGACTATCTCCGTGTTCCCGATATCCGACAACCGGTATTCAGGCGTGCCGTCCGCCGCGACCTCATGCAACCGGTCGGCCAACGGCGCGGACGGGCCGCGCCGGTCTATGGCTATCGGCGCGCCGCCATACCGTGATTGCAGGTCGGCCAGCCGTTCGGCCGCGCCGGCGGTGCCCGGCAGCACGTCCACGATCTGCACGACGGTGACGCCATCGCGCCGGCACGCGGCGGCTATCGCGGTCGATTCCGATTCCATGCCGACCGCGACGCCGAACGCGAGCGTGTCCAGGTCGAGCGCCGACAGGTCGAGCGGCGCGGTCTCGGTCTCCGTCCACAAGGCGGCGGGGTAGACGCGTTCGGTGCTGGACGTGTCACGGAGATTGCAGAACGCGCGACGCCAGCCGGCCGGGTCGTCCGCGAACTGGTCGCGAAAGTCCTTGAGCTGCCGACGGTCGAACAGATAGCCGCAACCCGGATGCGCGCGGGCTACGGCGTCCAGGTCCTCGCTGTCCTTCGCGGGGTCAAGCCCCCAATCGAAGAACGCCCAACGTTTCGGGATGTCGCCGGCACGGCACCGGTCAAGCAGCGCGTTGTAATACTCGCTTTCAGCCGTGCCCTCCGTGCTCGTGATCCACAATTGCGGACGGACGCCCGTGGCCCTCATGCGCGTGGTCGTCGTCGGGATGAAGCCGTCAAGAATCTGCTTGGCCTGGAGCGCCGACAGCGCCCACACCTCGTCAAGGTTGATGAAATCGCCTTGGAAACCATGGCCGGCGCTCTCGGTCATGCTTCCCGGCCGCAACGTGCTGCCGTTGACGAGCGGCAACGCCATGCTGCCGTTCGACATGCGCGGGTTCCCGTCGATCAGCGCCGACAGGGGAGAACGCACCACGCTTTTGATGAGCTTGCGGAACTGCTCGTTGCTGTCCTTGCCGGTCTGCGCCAGATACCACACTTCGCGGTCGGGCCCAAGCAGCGCGTTGCGCAACTGCTCGGCCTTGCTGATGGTCGTCTTGCCGGCCTGGCGTTGCACTGACACAATCACACGGTCGTAGTAGTACGTGCCAGTTTCCGGGTCGATTTCACCGGCAACGTCCGCGACCTGCTGCTGCCACGGGATCAGCGGTTGACCCAACGCGGCGGAGATGCGCGCCACCTTGCCGCCGTCCGTCTCACGCGCGGGGTCGCGCGGGGTCGCGTGGCGCGCCGGTGCCGACCTCACTGCGCCATGTCCTTGAGCAGCTGCGCGAGGTCGCCGGCCTTCGCGGACGATTCGGACGGCTGCAACCGGTCGATGGTCTCGTTATAGCTCGTCACCATGCGGGAGATATCACGGCCCTTGCGACACAACCGGTCGATGGTGCGGGCGCACGTGAGCAGCAGCGTGCACAGGGCTCGGCGCTGCGGCGTCAGGTTCGCGTCGTCCTGCAACAACTCGCCGACGAGCTCCTTGGTCGAGTTGGTGAGCGGGTTCGTGAGCTCGTCGCTGTCCTCCATGCCTGGAAGTGTCATCTGCTTGTCGTTATCGTCCATGATTTGCGCTCCTTGCCTATCGGTGTTACTGTCTGGAACTGGCTTAATTCCGCCGATTGGTGGAGCGCCGCGCCCTTCACGGCGCGGCTTTTTTTATTTGGGTTGGGGATACGAAATCGGTGGGCGCGGGGTGTCCCTTCAGATACGTCTCTTAAAAAACCGGCTACCATCGCGGCCGCGCCGACGCCGCCGGCGACGAGCTCGGAGCATCGAGCAGGCGAAGCCGCGCCAGCCACGCGCGCCTGCGTTCCAGCAGGCCGTCAACACGCGACTGGGTGATGCCCAGGCGACGCCACCGCTTCAGCAGCTCCATGTCCTCACGGCCACGGCCCTGCTCGGCCATGCGCTGCCTCAGCTGCGCGTCGTCCATGTCCAGCACCACCACGTCATAGTTCAACGCCACCCACTCGGCCAGCATATCCGGGCTGTTACGCGACTGAGGCAACGCACGCACCAGCCACACATGCCGGGCCGTGAGCATGCGTGACACACGACGGTACGCGCCACCCCACAGCACATCGGCCAATGCGTGAGCCTCGCTGCCGCCATCCACGCACGCGGCCGCCAACCGTGACGGGTCAATCACGATATCGCCCGGCGCCATGTGCTCACGCACATAATCGGTCTTGCCCACGCACGGCGGCCCTATCACGGCAGTGACCTGCGCGCCGAAGCCGTTCACGACACGATCTGCACGCAACGAGTTGCAATGCTTGCACGCCGGGCGAAGATTCGCCGGCATGGTCGGGCCGTGCAGACTGTACGGCTTCACATGGTCCATGGTCTGCGCGCCTTGGTGCGTGCAACCCGGCATGCCCAGCCAACAATCCGAACCGAACATGAGCAGCACCTGAGCGGCCATGCTCGGCGGCACCCTCTTACGCTTCACTGCTGCCTCCCAAGCCACTTGTTGACATCGGCCACGCGATACACCACACGGCCCTCCAGCATCCGCCATTTCGGCCCCTTGCCCTGCTTGCGCCACATGTAGAGCGTCTGCCCGGACTTGCCTAGGAACTCGGCCAGCTCACGCGCGTACAGGAAACCACGGCCCATCAGTGGCACCACGCCTTGAACGACGCGACCACATCACGACAGTCATACGTCTTCATGCCCAGCATGCGGCCCACCGGACGGATGCCCGCGCCCTGGCGTTCGGACAGGATCAGTTGCATATCGTTATCCGCTCCCGGCGTCTTCACGCTCAATCCGATCATCGTCATGAGCTCCTGCCTGGTGATGGTCTCCGAACACGCGCACCGCTCCTCGATGTGAGGCAACGAATACTTCACCATCGCCCTGAGCATCCTCAGTTTCGACTTGGACGCCGGCGACTGGGTGACGTTGCGTTTGCGTGTTGGTTTGTAATCGACTGCATATCCCATAACAGCTACCTCGATTCGTTCGATTGATTCATTCAGAGACTTTTGGGTGGTGGGTGGTTAGAGCGGGGAGACCTAAACGCAGGCGACGAAAAAGACTCGAACAAAAGTTCGTAGTCTCTTCGTCGTCTACAGGTCTCCACGCGAGACTTTCGGTCTGGAGCCGGGCCGTCGCATTGTCGAGAGCGGGCATACGCCCGCCGTGAATGGTCCCGCCAGAGCCCCCGCAATCGCGGTACGCCGCCCTATTACGCCTTAACCGGCAAGCCCTGGTGGTAGGGAAAGCGCTCAAGACCACAGGTCAGGTTTCGTTCCGCTCGTAACGTTACGCCAGACGTCCGCAGTGGGTTAGACCCGTCAACGTGCTACCGGGTCCCTGCACATCCCCGGTCACGGCACATTCAGTTATCCAGAAAAACGAATGGTTATTCAGGCGGCGAAGACAACGCCGCGTAAAGCTCGTGGAACAACGACAACGCCTCCTCGCGCGTGAACGAATAGATACGCCCGCGATCCTCGCGCCGACGCGAACGCACCAGCGGGACGATCGTCACGACCACGTACCCCTGAGCGGAGCGACTGACGGTGAACTCATACATCGCGCCACCGCAGAATCCTCGCCCGGACCAGTCGAGCGATCTGACGAAGCTAGAGCTTGGAGTGCATTGGGTATCATCTCCAACCCGTCTCCACCGGTGTCGATATACGCAATTCCCGATCTGGGGCATAGAACCAATGAAGTGCGGACCCTTTGAACGCCTGCGCAGATGGCATAGGGACAGGCTGGGTCATCGCAGGTTCCATGCTCTCGACAGAAAACGGGCTTCAGAACAGAGAAGACTCCTGAGTTAGGAACAATCCGATACGTCCCGTCCGAAAAAACCTCAAAAGCGTCGTCGGAATCAGCCACGCCGTCGGAATCCTTACGACGAGTCCAATCATCCTTGATTTGCGGAGCAAAGCCGAACTGTGTTCTTAACTCCCAATCGTGAACGATCTTGTGGTCGTAGGGAAGCCCCACATGCTTGCGCGAGGACTCCAAAGCGTAACGACTACGCTCCACGGCCCCAGCGGCCTCGATTCGTGCCATGCGGGACCAGTAAAGCGCGGCGCAGGAAATAACCAAGGACGCAAAAGAAACACCCAACGAAACGAAGCCAAACATCACAACACCTCCAAGGGCTCGCGGCCAAGCACGAGATCAGTGGAAACGTCGAAAAAGTCGGCTATGCGCGACACATCACGCAACGTGAAATTTGAGCGGCCATGGAATTTGTCGCTGATGGCCTGCTCGGAGACGCCTAGCTCATGCGCCAGATCGCGCTGTGTGACGTGATTGTCTCTCATGAGTTTTCTTATCTGACTAATCATTTAAAAACTTTCAGACTAAAGATTTGATGAAGTTCTAGACCAAAGATTAACCATATGACGTAGCCAACACGCCGAGTACTACGCTAAAACCGTAGTAAAATGAATTTCATGACAATGCTAGATATTCAGCCGAGCGCTACATTGCGCAGGCAGGACGTTGTTGCGATGAATACGAACATGATCTTGTCCAACAGCGGTTTAATGAAGAAGGACCTTGCTAAGGCAATGGGACTCTCGCCGCAATCGATGGCGTCGAGGCTTCAGAGCAAGGCCGATTGGACCATTGACGAAACTTGCGCGGCGGCCGATTTCTTCGGCGTCCCGTTGATGGCTTTGCTGGATGAGAACTTAACGCCAGCAAAAGCCATGGAATATATAAAAAACCGCCGTTCCGATAATGGGAACGGCGGTCAAGTGGTAGCGGGGCATGGATTTGAACCATGGACCTCTGGTAACGTTGTTGCCCAGAGGTCCACGGTTCAAATCCATGAAGCCCGATTATTTGATTTTATCCTAGCGGCGTAATGCCGCCGGCCGCCAAGGATGCCGGCCGTGAGTATGCACAAAAAGCTGCCCCCTGCTCAGTGGCGGGACGAAATCACCCTATGGCTCGAATCGCTCACGGCGGCGGGTCTCAGTCAGGACACGATCAACACGCGGCGGTGCAAGATAGGGCACGCGGCGCGGTGCCTGGATAAATCGCCCTATGACGTGACGTCAGAGGATCTAGTGCATTGGACGGCCTCGCAGTCCTGGAAGGCGGAGACGCGCAAGGGCTATCGGAATACGCTCGTCGGTTTTTTCCGGTGGCTGCATGCCACGGGCCGGCGCGCGGACGATCCGGCGGTCGCGCTGCCGAAGGTGCGCAAGACGCGGCCGCATCCCCGCCCGTGCCCCGACGCGCACATATACGCCGCCATGTGCGCCGCGAACGATGTGGAACGGCTCATGCTGCGCCTTGGTGCCGAAGCCGGGTTGAGACTGTCCGAAATCGCGGCCGTCCACTCGCGCGACGTGCTGGAAGGCGACGCCGGCCCGTCGCTGATAGTGCGGGGCAAGGGCGACAAACAGCGCATAGTGCCCATAAGCGAAGACCTGGCGAAGCGGATAACGGCCGCGCCCGGTTGGCTGTTCCCCGGCCGGTGGCGGGGACACGTCGAAAAATCGTATGTGTCCCGCCACCTCACACGGCTGCTGCCGGACGGTTGGGGGCCGCACTCGCTGCGCCACCGGTACGCCACGCGCATGTACGAGACCACGCACGATCTGCTGCTGGTCTCGAAGCTGCTGGGACATAGCAGCGTGGAGACCACGCAAATCTACGTGGCGATGCCGGATAGCCGGCTGCGCGTCGGCCTGGACGCGGTGACGTTGGCCGGCTAGATTATTTGCCGGCCATGCGTAGAGGGTTGTAGGCGACGCCGAAACCGCCGGTGAGCACGCCGCCCGCGAAGATGATGTATTCGCCGATGTCGGCGTGGCCCGCGAGGGCGACGCCTCCACCCGCGAGTACGGCGGCGAGGCCGACGACGTAGATCACCGTTCGGATGGTCTCGCTGAACACGGGGGTGTATCCCTTGCTTGCGTCGATCTGCGCGGCGGCTTTGTGGTCGGCCACGCCTGGTGTGTTCGTGTCCGTGGTGATGGTGTTGTTCTCGGCGGCGAGCATCTGCTCGCTGGTGGGCTGTTGCATGTCGGCGCTCATTTGGCGGTGTCCTTCTCCTGTGCGGTCATGGTGATGACGAGTTTGTCGATTTTGTCGCTGACGGCCTTGGCGGTCCTGTCGGCGATGTCCTCGGGGTTGCTGCCGAGCGCCGTGGTGAGCTTGTCGATCTGCCGCTGCTGGGCCGCGACGGTTGCCTGCAGGGCAGTGACGGCTTTCTTCACGTCGCTGATACGGCCGGGCAGTTCGTAGTTGATGGCGTTGTACATGTTGCCGCCCAACGCGCTCTTGTTGTAGTTGTATCCCCATATTTCGGCTGCTGTTGCCATGTCGATGTCTCCGTATCCGTTGATTTGGTTTGCTTTGTTGATGATGTACCGCCAGTTGAGCCCGTTCGGGCACAGGTCCGGGCAGGCCGGGTGCGCGTAGGGAGGCACGTCCCGGTGCAGGAATATGTTCCTGCCGCGTTCCAGCTTGCCGAACCCGTACCGGCGGGCGATGTCCGCGCATAGGCGGGCGCTGGCGTCGAGGCATGCCTGGGTGCATGGGATGAAGTCGAGTCCGCCCTGGTGCTCGATGCTGATGGTCTGGCAGTTGCTTGTGTAGCTGCCGTCCGCCCATGCGGCATCCGTCTCGGCGACGTACTGGTGGGTCTCCCCGTTGCCGCCGATGCCGTAGGTGCTTGATGCCTGGTATGAGGCACGCTGGAAGATGTTGTCGGTGCCGGCGAGCCAGCCGGCCATGATGTGAAGGGTGATGCGTGTGACGCGGTATCCCCTTCGCCCCGCGTAGTGGTTGGGGCTGCCTATCCATGTGATGCTCATCGCATGCTTATTCCTTTCCGTCGTCGTTGTCCTGGAAGAGCCCGTCGGGCGCGCTCGGTGGCGGTGGAGGCGCGCGCCGCCATATCGCGTCCACAAGTTCCCTGTTCCACAACCACAGGAGCTGTCGGTCTCGGGCGCTTTGGTCGAGTTGGCGTTGCGCCTCGATGAGCAGGCGGCTGGCGTCGGTGTCCTTGTCGCTGCGTGTCTTCGCCCATGTGGCCACGAACTGGACGCACGCGCCTACGGCCACGCCTCCCGTGCCGATGAGTGCGCTGATTATCGATTCGGTCATGCGATCGCGTAGCTCAGCGAGCAGCCGAAAAAGGCAGTACCTTGGGTGCCACCATTGTTGGTGTAGTCCATGGTGCCGTCGGCACGGACGTTGATGGTTTTCTGGTTGGCTCCGTCGCGGCCGCCGAAGCTGAAATTGAGGTCGAACAACGGCCACCATCCTTCGGGGAGCTTTCCGAAGTCGCCTTTGGCCCACGAGCCGCTGGCCGAACTTTTCCAGTCGATTCGCAGTGTGGCGAGCTTGCCGCGCCTGTATCCCTTGATGGTGCCGTAGGTACTGTTAATAAGCATGACAGTTGAGGAATCTTCGGCGAGTATGTCGGACACGTCGGAGATCGTCGCGATGCGCGCCCACGCGCTGCCGGTCCAGCAGTACGGTCCGTTGTTGCCTTCGGCGGGGTCGGCGGTCACGTAGCCGGCCTGTCCCGTAACGCCGGTGATGCCGGCCAACGTTTCCAAGGTGGTGGCTATGGCGGGTTTCACGCCGGCCGGGGTGTTGCGGCTGTCCACCTCGTTGAGTGCGTTCTCGAAGCCCTCGGCCATGGTCTTGAACTGGGCGGGCGCGCTTGACACGAGGTCGCCGGCCTCGATGTAGGGCAGGCCATAGATCGGTGTGGTTTTCATGGTTCCTCCGTGATGGTGGTTGGTTGCTGATAGGTGTGGACGAGGGATAGTTCGGCGAGGGTGAGTGCGCATTGACTCCACGTGGCGGGCCATGCGCCCATGCTTGCCCAGGTGGTCGCGGTCGCGGCGGCTACTGGTAGAGGCCATAATGTGACCTCGTTGCGTAGGTGGGGTTTGCCGGCAGACCATTGATAGGTAAGGGTGCCGCCGATGCTGGCCCACACGCCGCCCGCCGACGGTTTTGCGTCGTCTCCGGTGAGCCGTGAGGTGATGTCTCCTTGGATGACGAGCGGTCCGCTGCTGGCGGTGAGGTAGAGGCGTGCGTGTATGGCGGGGTCGAGCCGCCGGCTGTCGAACACGATGGTGTCCGAGCGCAGTCGCCGGTCCATCGCGACGAGCAGTTGGGCGAATGTCTCCCGCTCGTCGGACGATGGCGTCCACACGGTGCCGGAGGCCCTGCCCCATACGCCCTCGGACGTGTCGGCGGAGACCACGTCCGATTCCACGGTGATGCTGGATTGGGTGATGGTCAGGTTGGCCGGCAGCAGGCCAAGGGCGGTGAGCTCGGTCTCATGCTCGTCGAATTCCAGTGCGCCGTCGTTGGATTTCGCGTTTTTGCCCTGGATGGTGAATTGGGTGACTGGTTCGGGGATGACGATGGTCTGCTCGTCGTCGGTGATGATGTCGGTGGCGTCGAGGCCGTCCAGCGTCTCTCCGGTCCAATCGGTCACGGTGAGTCGGGCTGTGTCGTCGATGCCGATGCTTGCGGGAGCGCCGAACGGCATGTAGTCGATGCGACTCGCGTCACGGTCGGGGTATTCGTACCATATCGGCCACATTCTGGAGTGAGCGTAGGTGCGGTGGAGCAGGTCGAGTTGCGATGGACAATCGTCGGTCCGGTAGGGTGCCACGGATGCGGTGGTGTCGAGGCCGTTGACGTTGGCCTGTGGCGCGTCCGCCTCCTTGGCGCGTCGGTTGAGCTCCGTCAGCCGTTCTGCTGTGGTGCCGACCCAGTGCAGGCCCGTGTAACGTGCATCGGATGATACGGGCCCTTGTTTCTGCAATCTTTTCCACAGGATCATGCG